CCCGGAAGCAGCGCACAAGGTCATCGTATTGGTAAAGGTTATCTACACTTTCATCGTATTCCCAATCACCATGCAACAGCCTTCGCCTATCTATTTCGGGCAAACGTTCCAGCGTTTCAAGATAACTTTCAGGCAGGTGCGGATTGTCGGTAGGTAGTGAAGGGATAAACGCCAAGTGTTGCGGCAAACTATCCATCTTATGCGGTGCGTAAAACTCATTGTAAAGCCATCCTTTGGACGGATTGCAGGTGAGTAGCATCTTCGGTGGTAAATCATATTCGCGTAGCTTAAAACGGATACGGCTTTGCAGAATGTCTATCGCCCGTTTGCTAACCTGTGCTGCCTCGTCTACGTAGGCATCTGTTAATTCTAACCCGCCTAAGCTATGGAACTCCGCATCCGATGGATAAGCAAACAAATCCTTTAAGATTATTTCGCTACCATTGCTGAATGTTATAACGTGCGTTTGATTATTGATTGTGTAATGCTCGTTCGGTGCTAACCCTAACATGTGCGCTACTTCAAAGAATGTCTTTAGCGTAGTCTTTTTTAGCGTGTCAAGTTTGCTACGGCCGATTAACCCGCGCGTACCTGGATACTTAAACCTGCGGCTTATTTGCCATGCGCAACCGATAAAGGATTTTGAGCCACCTGCAGCTCCACCGAATAGCACCACACGTGCCGGGTGTGAATTACCCAGTACGCGTAGTGCTTCATTTTGTTTCGGTAGGTACTCAATCATTAGAACGGCAAATCGCCTGTGCCTTGTGAATCGTCCACTTCTTCACGCTTGACCAATGGCTCGGACATCTTGCCACTAAAGAACTTGCCACTCTTGCCTTCTTTAACCCAAGCGGCGAGGCGCATCTTCTTTCCGTTCACCATGATTTCACCTGTGTACTGTGGCCCGTTGTTAGCCACGTTGTTGTTCTTGAATAGGGTGAACTGACCCTCTTGCATTTGATAGTTACTCATTGTATTAGTTATTAATAATTGCTATATCGTCTATCATTAAACTGATTGTGGTCTTGCCATTGAAGTCGGTTGTTTCTATTACTTCAAAAGGTTCGTGGTCGATTGCGTGACCATTGATGAAACCAATGTACACCTCGACATCATCCGGGTACTGCGCAAGCTTATCCCACAATTCACCTATTGTCATAGCTTATATTCATCTTTGTCCGTGAGCAAATGTAACTCCTCAAAGATAAGACGCATTGCCATGTTATCGGTCATTGATGGGCGCATGCTTCGCTTAGCTGTTAACACAAACAACTTGCGTAGAAGCTCGACTTCTCGATGTTGATCATACTTCATCAGTATTCATTTTGGTTTTCGATTAGTTCCCTGTAACGTTCCTGCCTGTACTCTGTGAACTGGTAAGGCTTGTTCTTGTACACACGGAAACGCATGTCATTGTCCCATGTTGGCAAGTCATCGTATTCGCGCATCAAGGCAATCTCAATCTGTGGCGGGTTGTCCCTTTTCACTTCGCGTGCCGGTGCTTCCTCTATTTTCAACTTATCCGCTGCCTGTTGGATAGCGTCCACTACCTGCGGGTGTTGGAACATTTCGTAGATGTTGTTGCTTTGCTGTTCCTGAATACGCACCGCTTCAATGTGGGTATCCCTTTCCTGCTCAAACTTTAGTATCCACTCATTCAATATCGACAAGTCTAAACGATTGTAGATAGTGCCATACATGCCCGCTGCACCACGATCTAAACATAACTGGATATCTTCAAGGCTGTACTTCCAGTGATGCTGTACAAAATGCTCAGCTGCAAAATTAATTTGGTCAGCATTCATGTTCTTGTCAATGTTCACCAATGCGCAGCATCTTGTGATAAGCATTGCAATTTTCATCTTGGTTTCAGTGCGGTCTACTTTTCGGAGTGTCGCAATCTTGTTAGATGTTACGCTCTCGCTGAATGTTAGCTGCGACTTGGGCTGCCACGTTTTGATAGTGTGCAACGTTGTCAAACTTTGGTTTTCCATTGTGATTTGTTTTTTGATTAGTATTCTTTTCCCATTCATTACGCATCCATCTGCGTGCTGTGCTTTGCCAGTCCTTCATTGAATTCTTGCCTATCTTCCATCCATTGCCTTCATAGTAGTCCATGAATTCCCGGGCAAAATTAGTTAGCCTATCATCGGTTAAAAAACTATTGCCCTTAGAATTTAATTCACCCATGTAGTTGTAAACATCATTTTCATCAGGCTTAACAAATTTGTTCCGACTTACCTTCTTTTCATTTACATCTTTAATTTCATTTTCATTTTCATTTTCATTTTCCATATGTGGAACATATGTTTTACTTGTCTTCGACATATGTATATCACTTGTTTTTTTCATTCTATTGTTTCGTCTTGATTCGGCAAATGCTTTACGTTTATTGATTTCAAGCAGCAAACGCTCATTGCAATAGTTGCCATCTTCATTGCGCGAAAACTTTTGTGATACGGTAGTGTACACATCTTGTCTTAAACATATCTTCATCATATGTTTTTCACTGATGCATCCCTTTGATGCTTGATGGCATAGGCAACGTATGTACGCACCCACTTCATCATTGTCCATGTCATCAGTGCCAACTAAAAAATCTTGATAGTAAAATAGAAATGCCGGGTCTTGTGCCATAATGTTATTGTGTTATTGATTTGAACAGACACAAACCTATGAAAGTACTGCGATGATTTCGCAAATTGCCCACAATTAATCTATCCCACTTTGAACTATTGTACGTAGTGGGCAGGCTCCCGTTACGTTCTAAGCCTATGTAGAAATGACTTTCGTTGTAGCTTAAATTGCGATAGCCTTGATCTGTGCGTTTATCTTCAAACTGTATGCGGATATCTTTGTGAACGCTATCAGCATGGCTGCGTATAATCGGTTTTGCAATAGCCACATCATCGAATAAACAAGACTGGGTTGCGTAAACTTCTTGCATGTTGGTTTGCACCAATAGCTTTTTACTTGACGCATCCACAATACCCATTGACAAGCGGTCATCATTCAGTCTATCAATCGTTGTGATTGGTATTTTGTTAAGTAGCAAGTCAGTTTCTTCACGTTGTTGCTTTGCGATGAAACGAGTACGCACCGGCTTATATGAGTTTTCACGTTTGCAGGTCATGGGTTCGACTTGTATTTCATACCTGCAATGTTTATACATCGTATTCAAACCGACTGGATACAACCTTGTAAGTTCATTTGTATCCAAATCCAACCCTATGCTGCAATGGTAATAACCGCCAAGCTTGCTGTTCATCTCAAATTGTGCAATAGCTATTTGCAGGAATCGAATTGTTTTCATACAGGTAAGGATTTATGATTCTCAATGGTTTTTAAGATGTGTTTATCTGCTTGGGCTAAAAGAACATAAAGACAATCTTCCATGCATTGATACAGTAACCCTCCATTACAAGGCCCATAATCACCCCATTCTTCTGCGCAATCAGCAAAAAAACGATATAATTGAAATGCTAATTCTACATCTATTTGGTAATAAATCAAACCTTGTATTTCTCCAGCGTAGATTTGTTTTTTAAAGTCCGCTGCATATCTACTTGGTGTTTCTAAAACATCATTACAGTCAGATTGAATTTGAGCATTTTCAATGATGTCCAATGCGCCTATAATGGTTACAGCGCACGATAAGTCAAATGTACTTTTTAACATGGTATTTATTATTTATTTGAATCAATAAGGTTTTTTAACGTATCACAATGACAGCGAAGCGGTGCGCACCAACAACCAAGTGCTTTGCCTTTTAGTTTTGCAAGTTGTTTGTGAATGCTTGGCTTGAATGGCAGGTAGTGTTGCTCATAATTATCACATACCTCATCGCGGTCACCATCCTTATCCATTTCAAACGGATTACCGAAATCACTGAAGCGATCGCAACGCACATACTTGCCTTGTTCTTCTGCGTATTTCATTGCCGCTAAATCAACCTTTTGATTTATTACAACAGTTTCACCACGCTTCAAAGCTTCAATCAATTGTTGGTCACGTGTGGTAATTTGCGCATCATCTTTTTTCTTTTGTTGCTCGTACTCCTTAGCAGCAAACAACACCCGGCTTGTTGTAAGTTCAACACGCTTTTCGCTTTCTTCTTTGGCAACTGCTATCTCACGCTCAAAGACTTCTTCAGGTAATGCGGCAATCTTTTGGAATGCGCTGCTTTGGTCTTTACTAATTCCAAAACTTTGTAAAGTTGTATCTTTTGACTTTACAATTTCTCGGTTATTACTGCCAGGTGCGTTACCTCTTTTCAAATCACTTTCCTTCAACAACTGTCCTAAGATTCGCTGCGTGCGTATCTTCTGCTCAGCAATCATATTTTGCAATTCGGCATCTTTCTTTTCTGCCTTTGCCCATACTTCAATTGCTTTGACTTTGTTAAGATAATCAACACCTGATTCCAGTGTTTTAATTTGCGCTAATTGCGCTTGTGCGTTTTCACGCAATGCTAGTGCATCCGTCATAATTCAATATATGTTTTAATTGTTTGTGTAAATTCTTCAAATGACCTGCACACCTTGACTGCATAACCTGCATTGATAAGCTGTGCGTGAACGATTTTTTGTGTGTCCGATAGTTTACCCTTTTCGGTTTTCATTTCAATAAATAGCGCGTGGTGTGGACCGTTGCTCATGCATATCATTAAATCAGGCATACCGGGCATGGCTCCTTCTGCTTTCAATAGGTTCCATCTACGCGCTCTTTGTACAGGTGTACCACCTATGTACACGCCATTTGGAAAGGAAGCGATTAAAACGCGGGGGAATGAGTAGCGAAACCATTCAACACAGCGTTGTTGTATCTTACTTTCTTCATGCTTCATGTAACATGATTTTAAAGGTGTACCAAAATAAGCCGACATAGTCGTATTGTGCATCAATGGATACTGTGGGCAGCGTGTCACGTAGTTCACCATACTCCCAATGTCCTAATGGCTGCACTTCATAATCACATTGTGTGGTTGTTTTGCTATACTGGATGCTAGTTAATGGCACAGGTTCAGTAAATTTAACAACGTAGGAGTAGTTGTGATTGATAGTGACCAGGTAAAACATACGTGCAGGTGAATAGATGCGCTTCGGTTTTTCAGTTTCTCTGAAGTGACCACCTACATTGTATTCATTTGCGCTCATTAGTTCATCAGTATTCGCATCGTAGAAGTCAAGCTCCTGCTTTATGTGCCTCCACTTAGTAGATGCTAGTCGATTGTTGAAGATTACCATCATCCATTCATGTACGGTCTTTTCAGGCACGCCTAAATCAACTTGAATCTGTTTGATTGAATGCTTGTTTAAAGCTTTGCGCAGGTAGTTAACCTGTTTTTGTGTGGGTAGCTTATTCATCACCTTCATGTTTTATGTTTATTGAATTGATTAAC